CGGGTTTTGTAGCTCTCTAGCTCTTCCTGAAGGCTTTTAACTGTTTCGCCCTCATATTTGCCAACCTTCCCTTTGGTGGCGTCCAATTCGGCCTTCAAGCGATCCCGCTCCTCGCGGGCCTTTTTCATTTCGCTTTTGATCTCTTTCCAGCTTGAGACACCTTTCTCGGAATCATCACCTTCGGGCTTGTCAGAAACGGGCTTATCGGCAAAGTGGGGATTTAGTGGGAGATCGTCATCTGAAGTATTTTCATTTGATTGTTCGCCAGTCTCCTTGGACGAGGCGCTTTTGGTAATATCGGCAACTACTTTCTCCGTCTCTTCCTTGGTTGCCTTGGCCTTGGGCTCCGCTTTAACGGGAGCTTTTTTCTCCGCCTTTGGAGCTTCTTCTTTCGGGGTTTCGGCAACAGGTTGCTCTTTCGGGGTTTCGGTTGCAGGCACTTCATTTGGTTGAGCTTCAGGAGTTGGCTCGGCGTTGGCCCCTCCAAAAATGGTTCCAGCGAAGTCTGCCTCACCCGTAAGGGCGGAATTAAGTATATTAGCCATAAGTTATGTTAGTTTGTTTCTTCTGAAATTATATGAGAGAAGGGTTCTGGCAAGTCAAATTTAGGTTTATTTACCTGTCCCTGACTCAAGGTATCAATGAGATCCAAAACCTCTTGACTGCCCTCATAAAAACCCGCGCTCTTAATGAACACTGGCGACAGATCAAATCCTTGGGCAACAGGGCTGCTACTCCGCCTTGGGCGCACTCGCTTAGATATGAATCTAAGCCCCTTTTGCATATGGGGCATAGCCCAAGTTTTGCTCCATTCACGCGAATCCTGATCTGTCCAATCCATTAATAAAGTCTAACTATACTCAGATTCTAACTTTGTCTAGCACAAATAGCATAGAAATTAATACATTCCTGCATAAATAGCTTAATATGGTAACAATTTCTAAGCAGTTTGTGCGGCCATTGGGGGTCGGCCTGCGGGCCTTGCCGTTTTCTCAAGAATAGAACTGCGGGTTTTAAGATCATTAAGAGCCATCTGCTGACGGATCGTTTCCATCTTCTGCTGATGGGTTTCTTGGTTCATCATGCGTTTTTCCTGCATTTCTGCCAACTTAAGTTGCGCTTTTTGCATTTCCATCTCCATCTTGGGATCAATCTGTCCCTGCGGTTGTTCTCCAACTTGCATGGCCTGTTCTTGAGCCTTGCTCTGTTGTGCCATCATACGATTGATGACCTGTTGCTCAAGCTCATCGATATAAGCGGTTAGGTTCTGGATTTGGCGCTTAAGTTCACGGACTTCCTGCGCCCTAAAGCTATTGTTGGAGAAGAAGACAAGGTGTTCGGTAACGTGATCAGAAGCAGGACGCAAGATCTGCATTGCCTGCTCATCGGCCATTTGCTGTTGGCGGTGGGCCTCAATGATCTCGGCAATCATCGGGATATGGGCCTCAATATGTACCGCATGGTTCTGGCTATCGTGAACCATCTGAGGAATGCCCTGACGGAGGTTGCCATTCTCAAGGTTGGCGATATCAAAGTCCACCACACGGCGCGGGCCTTTGTCGGATACGAAGAGATTGACCTTCTGCCAACCCACACCAGAGATGCCAGCAATGACGGAACGCAAGGTATTCTCTTTGCCCTTCTCATCCATTAAGGAATAAAGCTCCATAAGTTGCTTGCTCGCCATTTCTGTCATTACGGGACTTCCATCACCCATGGCGCGGAACGCCGTGACCTTGAGGAACTGGCGCATACGTTCAATGGAAACTCCTCGACGCGCACAACGGCGGCGGAACTCAAGGGCAAGCTTTCCTCCCTTGTCATTGGCTGTAAGTAGGGGATTAACGGCCCTGCGGTATTGCTCTGTCAAAAGCTTATTGTAAGGAGTGTAGAAAAGTTCCAGTGCTGCGGCGTTGAGCGTGGACTCTTGACGGGCTTGCTGGACAACTTCAGTAGCAGAGCGGGCCTGTCCGTCTGGAGTAGCCTGACGCGAGCGATAGCTACCCGTGTTGTTCTGCAACACTTGGCTCATAAGATTGTAAACGGGAAGACCCTGAGTAGCAATCGACGGCGGTTGAAGTTGGATCGGGGTCAGCCCACTAGGGATGAACGTGTAAGGCCCGACCTCAATATATTGAAAGTCTTGGATGGCTTCGGCGTCACCCTGCAATTGGATAAGCCCAGAGGTAATTGCGGCTTGGGCCGACTGACACAGAACCCTGTTAGAAATCTGGATCTGGTTGTAAATCTTCTGTTTTAGTCCGCGAATCGTATGGAAGGTTCCTTGTCCAACTCCATAGGTGAAGATGACAAAGCACTGATTCACGTTTCCGTAGCGGGAATAACGCTCGTAGAGGAAGTCCGAAGAATCACGGGAGCCGATAAGTTGGGTGAACTTGCCATCGAATTCGCGGTTGTAGCCGTAGATTAGCTGTGCGCGGTGGTAAGCCGACTCCCCAGCATAAAGGTCATTCTCCTTGATTTCGCGCTCAAAGTCTTCCCAGTGAGCGGTATAGTTCTTCCACTGATCCCGCTTGGTCGAAGCTTTCCAGATAGCCTGCTTAACCGCATTGATGTTCCACCCCAAGGCTTTGGCAGCTTTGGGATTTCGGATGTAATTGTAAAGCTCGCTTACGCTCATGGAGCGTTGGACGATGCCAACTTCAATAGCCTCATCTGATACTTTTGTATCGCGGGCAACTTTGAAATCTTTGAGTCCACAGGGCTCCCAGAAGATAGAACGTTCGTCGGGCCACATAGCCACTCCAACTCCGTCACCCACAAACTCGCGGGAAAGAAGTTGCATGTTATAGGCGTGGTCGCTCCACTCCTTAAGCATCCAGTCAAACTCTTCAGAAATGATCTCAGAGTCCTCGTTAGAATCCCCATCATAGGAATTCATAATGACGTTGGCGATGCGGGGTACTCCGTTCTGGAGTTCGATATACGGAGCCAAAGCGGCTTCCATGATGGCGTTGGCTTCCCCGAAGTTGGCGTTGACCACATGGGTTAACCCCTTACTTTTCAGTTCTTCGGCATCGTATGGGGCTTCGCCGTTGACTAGGGCTTGCGCCCGCGCCCGAAGATACGCCGCATCCTCATCTTGTTCGATATACTTGTTGGCGATTGCCACAAGGCTATCGGATGATTTGATGCGTTTTTTTGGTGGACTACCACTTTCTGGTAAGTTTTCCAGTTCTGCGTTACCTTGAGAAGCCATTAAAGTATAAGTTTAGGTTGATTTTTATATAAAGTCAACTAGGAAGAAAAATTAGTAAATCCCGAAAGATTTACGGTTTCATAAGTTTGTCCACTTGGGCCAAGTGTATTAATCATGCTTTGAATAAATGAAAGGCAATTAGGATGAAACGGCCCACTATTTCCTGTGGCATGATGGCTAACAAGGACTAAATCATTGTTAATAATAAAAAAACAAGGACTTCCACTGTCCCCGCCACGAATATTTGATGGATCTCCGTTATAATTTGGCAAGTTATTTGCATATGCTATGAAATTTGCTGAAATATAATAAATTACGTCTAATCCAAATAAAGGATTTATGATTTCACCAGTTTCATAAAAATAAGCATATCTATTGGGCCTCTGTAAGGGCCATTCAGAGTCCCATCGGTAATGGCTACAAACGACTATCGGAATACCAGAAGATCTTAATGACCTACTGGTTCCATCAGTTCGATAAATATTCCTATTGATTGGTAGATAATTTTCAAAATTTGATGGTAGTGTTTTGTATTTTTTTACAGTTGATGGAAGTGGCTCTGAAAATTTAACTACCACCCCATCGAAATCCCCAGAAAGAATTCTGCTTTCAACTGTCCTTGAAACGAGTTGATTGTTTGTATCGCAAAAATATAATATATCGCCAACTTCTGGAGGATAATGCCCCGCACCAATCGCATGATATGGTGTTATTGCCGTTACATTTGTAATTCCTCCGCTACCAGATTTATTGACTGTTAAACCAGAAAAATCCAATGGATAAGTCCAACTTCCTGTATTTCTAACATAAATATTATTCGTATAGTCAAATGTGGAATATAGCGGATAATGATTTGGAGGAGAAGTTGATCCATCGGCGTATTGTCTTATCTGATCATAGATGTGACGCCCCAAAGAACCATTAAGAAAAGATTGGAAAACTTCTTTTGTGGCCGATTCTGACAACGTGGAAGTTGTTACGGCTTTTGTTATTTTTTCATTAGTACCAAAAGCTACCGTTAATGACGTAGTCCCAGTAGATTCATATTCAAAGAGATTTGATTCTTCTGATGAATTTGAAAGAATTGATGTGTTTTCACTGGCATAAGACTCAACAAAGCCAAACTTTTCTGGTCGAAAATTAACAATAGCCCTAACATTAGTTGCTGATGTTGGATATGTGTCTCTGATAAGATTAATATCCCCCAACACATCAGATTGAGATGATCCAGATGATAATGGCGTATATTCTATAACAAGATCGAGGTCTGCCGTTCTGTCTGCAACGGTTTGCTTGGAGAATTGCCTAGCAAAAGTAGGAGTTGTGGCAACCCCGCAATCAATAGGACAGTTGATAGCTGGCTGAATAGCCATGGCTATGCAATGTCCATTTCGCAGCCGCGCACAACGGCAAGCCAGCGAAGAGTTTTAGAACTATCCCCAGTTACAGAAATCTTCAAGTAATCCGAAGTATTATCAGCGGTAATAGAAACATCATATCCAGCCTGAGATTCATGGTCTGTTCCGACAGTTGTCACTGATCCGATTAATGAAGTAGTTCCTCCTAAATTTTGGATGGCAAACTTGCGGATATAGTGTGCTGCTTCTGTGGCCGTGGCCTCCTCAATAGCACAAATCTCAACCTGACCGAATAATGCAACATCCGTTGGTATGGTAAGATATGTTGCGGTGTGGATGATTAATTCGGTTGGAGTGGAGTTTGTTGTCCTGCCCTTAAGGATAAACTGAACAGCTTGTGCCCTCTCTGAAAAATCAAAATTTGCTAACGTGCCACTTGATCCATGGGCGAGCATGTTTCGTCGATCTGCCCTACCTGTAAAGGCGACCGACTCATTAGAAGTAATGTTTGAGCGAAATGCAAAAGAACCAGAGCCGCTAACCGTAGTACCACTATCTCCAGAAATTAAACAAGATGAAAATCCGCTAACAGTGGAAGTTAAAGAGCCTATAATAGACGAATTGTTCGCGCTTACCGTGCATCTTGCAGAGCCAGCAATAAAGGAATATGAGCCAGAAGCAACCTGAGTTGCCGCTGTTCTCTCACCCTGTAAATCTACAGCCGATCTGCCTCTCGCATTACCAGCAACAAATGGCCCACCAACAAATGTGCCGCCAATGGCCTCTACATCGCCACCTATAAACACAGACCCCGCGCCCCTTGAATTTGGCCCTGTGGGAAATGTCATCAGGGTTCCATCAAGGGGAAATTTTGAAGCGGGGAATCCACCAACTGTAGACCCGTCACCAACTACAAGCTTTTTAAGATCAGTTTCCCAAACGGGCTCTCCCTGTAACGGGGTGATTGCCCCTACTTCCGCTGCTGTTCCGCGACGAATCTGAAGGTTGGCGGGCTCTGTGATATCCACCCAGTCAGCATCTTTTCTTCCATAAATAACTCCATCTTCGGGAGCTTCGGCAAGGCCGTCCCCAAAGCGCGGATCATCACCTTCCGCATAGGTTCCTGCGGTAGTACCAGCTACTACTGGTAATGGGTAATATGCAGAGAGGGATGCCATTTCTATTTAGTATATCTGGATTCGGGGTTGCAGGCGACTATTATGTTTCGGGGTTCGGGCTGGCGAGATCGGTAACGGCCTCCGCGCTGGCCTCTTCAAACGATGCCGCAGGACTTCCAAAGCTGGCCGCTGGCGCAGCGACAGGATTCATCGCCCAGCCCAGCATCACGCCTTCCAGCCATGTCTTGCAGGCGGTCATCTTCGGGCCGAGGGGCTTGCCTGCTTGCATGAGGGCCATCTCAAAACGCTGCAAGGCGAGCGTCTGGTAGGGAGAGAAGTATTGGCTGACGGCTTGTTCGGCGGTCATCGTCGGCAACGGCGGCACAATCCACGCGCCGTCAGTCCACACGGCATCTGCTGATGGCGCTGCTGGCTGCACGGCCCAATCATCAGCCTTGGGATTGCCAGCGGCCTGCCATGCAGCCATCTGCTCGCCAAGATCGCGGACATCGGAGGGATCGGAAATGCGGTAGTAGTTGCTCATGCGTAAACTCGCGGATGGTTGGCGACTGTCGCCGTGTTGTTGTTGGTGATGGTCAAGCCGCCCTTAACGTCTTGCAGTTCGCGGACGAGCGGGGCGTAAAAGACGAGCGACTGCGGGCGCACCTTGTCGCAGGTCATTCCGTCCGCGAGTGAGGCGATTTCGTCGGCAGTTAGGGCGGCGTTCCAGATGCCGACTTCGGCGATCTGCCCATCGTGGTATTGTCCTAGAGATCCTGCGGATGTGCGAGCGCCCACAAGAATTTTGTTAATTCCGCTTACGCTAACTGCTGGTGAATCTGTGACTATTGTCCCAACGCTCCCGTTGAAATATGCGTTTATAGTGTCATTGTCCTCAAAAACGCCAGCAGCATGATACCACGTGTCGGTTGAATAGGTAGCTGTGTTTGATCCAACTCGACCAAACACGTTTGAAGAATTTAATGTAAGCGCTTGAACTGCGCGTTTTGGAGACGCTACTCCGTTGTTGGTAATTTGAATGCGCGAAGACGCGCCAGAATCTAACGCCAGCAACACGGTATTGTTGTTTGTGTTTGTAATGCGAAACCAGCAAGCCAGCGTGCAGGGCAATGACGAGACGGGTGTGCTTGCAGTGCTCAAATACTGACTGCTCGCCGCTGTGAAAGAGTAAGCCATTAAGCCGCGCTCCTTACTTCGACAGCGATCAACTCCGCATCGCCTGTCATGGTGTCGTTGGTCGCATCGTCGGCATTGCGAAAGACCTTCAAGCGAAACCTGTTGCCTGCCGCCAGCGAGTCGATGGCCGTGGCGGTGATTTCGGTCACAGTCTCGATGCCGCTTGTGCCGTTGGCTGCGCTGTGCGCTTCGGTGGCCGTGTCGAATGAGTCCGAATCAAGGTCTGTGCCAGACTTCTCAAACTGGACGCCCCAGCGGCAGTTGCCGCTTGTTGCGGTGCTTGCCATCCAGTGAATGAAAACCTTGAGGCCGCTGCCGAGCGATGCACCTTCGGGGATGACGCCAACAAATACTGCGCTTTTGTCCGTGGCGGCGTCGAAGTCGAGGACGGCGATGCTGTTGCGGGTGTCGAGGGTGGCGAAGGCGGTGGCCGTGGGCTGGTTGTCGGTTGCGGTGAAGACGGCGCAGGTCTTTGATCCGCCGCTGGCCGTTGCCGAAAGCGTATCCCCCGACACACTCAACCCGCTGCCAATAACAAACCCAATCGCCTTCCCCGCCGAGTCATCCCAGCCGTAGAGCTTGTCGGCAGCCAGATCATCGGCCACAAGGTCACTGCCGCTGACGGAAAGGATGTCCGCGAGGGTCGTGCCGACTGCGGTGATGCCCGATCCCGTAGCCGACAACTCCCCCGCCGACAGCGAAAGGCCCGCTCCGATTTGGATCTCCTCGACGGCACCTGTGCTGGCACTCGTCCTTCCGAGTAGCCGCGCCGTGGATTGGGTGAGGCCGCTGGTGGTGATGGAGCCGCTGGCGGCTGCGCCTGTTACTTCCGCGACGACGTGGGTATGACGATTTGTTCCGTCTTCGGCCCAGCTGTTATTGGAAGTCGAAGCGGCAATGTATGTTACTCGCTGACCGTTTGTAAGGCTATTGCCCAAAAAACTACCATTGCCATTGCGAACGGGCATTTCTCGCCCCGTGAAAGTTGTGAACCGAATTTGCACAACATCGCCAGCCTGCACATTTGTTGTTGGTAGCTGGACGTTTGGTGTTGGCGTATCAAACGTGTTGACTGTGACCGTGTAAATTTTTGCGCGGGCGGCGGTCAGTGTGACGTTGGCGGTGATGGTTCCGAGGTCTTCGGTGACAAAGATCGACTGAGCCCCAATATCACTTGGAGCCAGCGCATCCGTGCCGCCTGTGGAATGGGATTGTTTGTGCGCGAGGGTGCTGCTTGGCGTCCTCGCATCGCTCAACCGCGCATCATTACCCTGACAGGCAGTTCCTGCCGTTGTTCCGTAGCTTACTGCCAGTGTGCGGTTGGCTGTGAGGTCGCCGCCGCCAGTCAATCCAGTGCCAGCACTAATACTTCGGGATGTTGGCACACCTCCAATATTAGTTAGTGCAGTTGCGGGGTTGCTGACATCACTGAGATTGTTGACCTCCAGAAGCGCACCTTGCGCCGTCAAAAGCCCGCCAACATTGATTGTCCAAGCTGTAAATGGCCCGCCTGTTCCTTCTACGGTATCGACATTAACCACCAACGTTGTTCCAGAATAGCTTGTAACAAAAGCATGCATATGACGATTTACATCATAGACAATCGTAACGTCCTGTGTTGGAGTATAACTAAGTCCCGACTGTACAGTAAATGTTTTGGAACCTGTAGTAAGCGAATGAGAAGATGTGCTGGTCGTTAGATATCGGTCTCCGCGATTTGCCAGTGTAAATGCCGTAGTAGCAATCTGGGTGGTATCAGTTCCAGCAGCAGCAGTCGGTGCTGTCGGTGTTCCTGTGAGCGCGGGAGAATCTAGATTAGCCTTTAGATTTAGTGCAGTCTGGGTAGCTGTGGATACGGGCTTGTTGGCATCAGACGTATTGTCCACATTGCTTAATCCGACATCAGACTTTGTGGCGGAAGCTCCGACAGTAGCCCGCCCTTTGGTATCGACTGTTACCTTGGTGTAGGTGCCAGCAGTTACTCCTGAAGTGGTTAAGGTTGGATTGGGATAGGTTCCTGTAAGATCTCCGCCTGCGGGGCCGCTGGGTGCCGTAGAGATAGTTCCCCATTCAGGTGCCGTGGCTCCGCTATTTACCTTTAGGACTTGGCCCGCCGTGCCGATAGGAAGTCTCTCGTTGACCAGAGGGCCGCGATAAAGGGTATCGCCTTGGTTGGTAAGGATGGACTCTCCTCCGCCTCCAGAGGTTCCATAGCGAGGAAGGATCTGCCATCCACGGGTTGCCCCCGTATAGATCATCGTGAAGTAGGCTCCCTCGACGTTACAGATAAGATTTTCTTCCAGACTTTCGATTCTTTGTCCGTTTCGGGAGATGGTCAGAGGATTGGTGTCGAAGGTCTCCGAGTAGTCGAAGATATCAATGGAATCACCAGCATTCGGGTTTGCGGGCAAGGTAAGTGTGAAAGCTCCTCCCGAAGTATCGGCTGCGATATTCTGCGAGTTAGAAAGCGTTTGCGGACTAGAGACTACCGTGTAGTTGATGTTGGCTTGCGGGCCAGTTGGGCCCGCTGGCCCCTTCTCCACTACCTCAATGATCTCAATCTCCCTCTCTGTAATCTCAATGACCTCTTGGCTCATCGGGCAATCTCCTCGTAGACCTTGGCCTTACCTGTGGCAAATGCGATATAGGTATAGCCAAGACTTAGTTCAATTTCGTAAACATTGTCTCCCGCCGTCAAATTTGACGCCTGAGTGGCCGTCATTACTATTTCGATAGTTCCGTCCGATCCTAACGTAATACCGTTTCCTGCGGTCAATGTGAGCAGGGTGGCACTATCCTTGGCGCACTCCCGAATAACCATATTGGCCCCGTAGCCCGAAAGATTGACTGGGACATTAGACTTCCCCTTACAAGACTTGGTCAGATAACGAAACTTCGCCGTCCATGTCTTTCCTTGGACGATTTCAATATCTCTCTCAAGTCTCCAGTAGTTGGTCATTTATAAACTGGTAGCCAGAATTGATTGGTTCCAACACGAATTTCAATGAAGTCATTGATCTGGTTGCTGGTTGCGGGGTTTGAGTTGGTGTGGTTGGTGGAGAAGTCTACAAACCCATTAACCACAAGATTGGTGGTTGCCGTCACAGTGCCAGTAGCTGTCAGAGTTCCAGATGCCGTGACATTGGAGAAGGAGACGTTGTTAGTGGCTCCGAGGTTCAGGTTGGTGCGGGTTGTTGCGGCGTTGGTAGTATTTAAAAAACTGATTATTCCAGCGTTGCTTATTCCGCTCCCCTCATAATTCCAATTATTACCACCAGCATAAAATTTAGATTCTTGAAAATTAAGATATTTACCATATCCACTCACTCCAGTTTGATCTATAGTGATTTCTCCGCCCGCTTCCACTATATTAAAAATAGCAGTATTTGTTGTTCCCAGCCCAATCGCCGTGCGGAAATTCGTGACGTTGGTGTTGGTGAGGGCTGGGAGAGGAAGGCCGAGGTTGGTGCGGGCTCGCGCTTGCAAACTTGCCGACTCATCTCCTCCAAAAGTAAAAATAGAAGAATAATTTGTGCCATCTGCTTCAAATATAATACCACCTTCACCGTATAACGCGGTAGTAAGATCATTGTCTATAACAACAACTTGTGCAAATTCCACACTATTTGCGGAACCTAAACCCAAATTCGTTCTGCTTGCCGCTGCATTGGCTGCTGCATTGGTGCCCGAAAAGAAGATAGGCTCAATGTAGGAGATGTTGTCGGCCAATATCCATGCTCCGCTTCGATACATCAGTAGAACCGTCTCATCAAGCTGGTTGAGGGTGATTAGGTTGGTTGCCGCACCCAACTGCCTAATTGCTGTCACTGCATTGGTTGAATTGGCAAGATGGGTAATAGTAGCTCTATCTCCTTCAAATGTGGTTGCGGAGTTCGTGGGTAATGTAACCGTATTGGTAATTCCAGATACCGAAGGAGAAAGGCTGAATAAGAAAAGATTGCGGCTATTGGTTGCGGGATTTGTGGATGTTCCAGTAATATTGGTCTGGTATTGAACTGTTGTGGATATCGGAGCCGCTTGCCAGAAGTTAGTCGGGCTTACCACATTTCCACTTGTATTAACCAATACTGGATTGGTATTAGATCCAAAAAGTGCCGCTTGGAATGTTGCTGAATTGGTGCTGGTTAGCCCGCTCCAAGGAAGGCCGAGGTTGGTGCGGGTGACCGCCAAGTTGGTGAGGGTTTCTGTAAAATAAATTGCTCCTTCAACTGTCAAATTATCAGCACCAACATCTGCGCCAACAAGCTGATTGAACACTACGTCATTTGTCACCCCCAATCCAATCGCCGTTCTAAAATTAGTGACGTTAGTATTAGTGAGCCATGTGGCTCCAAGTCCAATGGCATTACGGAAGTTTGTGGCGTTGGTGTTGGTTAGCCAAGTCGCACCGAGGCCAAGGTTGGTGCGGCTGGTGGCGGCGGAAATTCCAGTAAATTCAATTCCTTCAGAAGTAACAGTGGTGCCGTTTGAGCCAGCGGCAACTTCCAAACTGCCAGCAAACAAGTCTGCAAGAATCGTGAGGCCGTCAAAAACAGGCTGGGCATTGGTTCCCAACCCAATCGCACTTCGGAAATTTGTGGCATCTGTATTGGTAAGTGCAGGCCAGCCCAATCCAAGATTGGTTCTTGCTGTTGCGGTGTTGGTGGCTCCTGTGCCGCCATTAGTGAGGGCAATTATAAAAGATCCAGTAGAAAGATTGGAAAGCGCAGTTGAAGCTGGTTGAAATGCGGTTGCTGCGTTGGTGGCGGCGGTTCCTAATCCTAATCCAGCGCGAGCATTGGAGGCATCGGCGCTCCAAAAATTGGTTGGCTGAACAACAGTATTGTTGGTTCCAACAAGAACATTGCGAGTTTGCCCGAAGCCCGAAACAACCAAGGCTCCTCCGATAATAAGTGAGAGGATATATTTCATTTTACATTAGTCGCTTCCAGACCCTTTTAGTTCCTGTTTGGCTATCATAGTCGATGGGTCGGACTACAAAAGGAAGATTTTGGGCATCGGTGCCATTGGTTAGTTGATAGATGGCGGGGATTCCATCAATGATCAGAAAGATGACAATACCAACCGCATATGTTCCGCTCACGGTATTTAGACCATCTAGATTGGTTGATCCACCTCCATCTAATCCTGTGATGGATGGTTCAACACGAAGGATATTGACACTTGGTGTGGAGATCGGGGTTGAGGATACACCGATAACACTTGAAGAAGGAATGGGGATACAGATCTTACTCATCGGGTAACCTCTGGTGAAATAATAACATTGCCTTGCAGAATTCGGGTTGTGACGGCCCCGTTGTAAAGCTCAAGGTCATATACGGCTTTATCACAGACCGAGAGCGATGCCGTGTCAGACGCCGAAATAAAAAGCCTAATAGATCCTGTAGCTTCATTCAAGACAATTCTACCATTGGTTGTGGACAATTCAAGAATTAGTGCTTTGGATTCGGGCTTTGACCGAATGTGCATCTTGGCCGTATAGCCCGCAAGATTAACGGGAGCCGATGGTTCGCCCGTCTCATAAAACAAAGTTTGATTGAAGGTTGCCCCCTGAAATATGCAGATATCAGCTTCGGCAATCGGTAGTTGAGCCATAAATGGCAAATAGAATCTACCAATTCTTCCTTATAGTCAAGGCTTGTTTAAGCTTCTTGAACGTTTCTTTGTTGAGCCGTTTCTTCTCTTCTATTGCTTCTGATCCCGCCATAGCTCCAAATACTTTGCGGGCCACAAATAATCCTACAGCAAACGAGTCAAATAAGTCGGGAGACTTTCCTATCCGCTTTTTCATGTCGGTTTTGGACTCAATGATAATCTTTCGGGTTCGGCGCACATATTTTCTTTGGGTCATTTCCCACGCCAAATCTGGAGTGATTCCCTTGAGTTGTTCACATTCTAGAAAGTAGCGGGCGGCGAAACAGAGTTCGCTGGCCATGTTGTGGAACAATTCTTTACCGACTTGCGGTTTTCCAGTGACTTCGTTCCTCATGGCGTATTGGGCGCTCACAGGTAAATCTGACGCCGCTCCAGCAAAACTAACTGCATGCCAACCCTTTAGGAGTTCTCTTTCTCCAATTGACCAGAAAATACCGCCCGCCGAAGCATCTACCCCCATCCATTGATTTGGAATTCCTAACTTAAGAGAGAGATCGTGGATTTGTTGGATCATCTCGTATTGGAAATCTTCTTGAGATCCCGCCCTTCGGTTGAGAACATACTGTTTTTCCACAGCTATCGCCCACTTGCCACTAATTAGCCTACCATACTTGAGGTGGGTAAACACAAACCTATCACCGCCTTCGGTGTAGCTTGGGTCAATACCAGCAATATCTTTCGGGGTTCCATCCCAGATCGGCTTGTCCAGCGCCCCATGGCGAGCTAAAAGGATATCAGAAACAATCGTGGAGTCATCGGCATCGGCTGGGGGCCAGAATCCTCTAAACTTTCTCCAATACTGCGGATTGAGTTCTCCGAGTTCCTTTTTGGCAAGAGCCACATCATTAGGCTTTGGTAGAAATGGATAGCGCAATCCCTTACCAGCGTCGAAGGACTGTTGGTTCGGGTTGTCGTTTTCTGAATCAAACCTGATGCACACCCCCTCGATACCAGCCACCCGTATCTTCCAGTTCGGGGTTTGCTCGTCCACGCTCATCCATCCCTTGATGGGTTCGCAGAACTTCCCGTGGGGGTCAAAAATGGAGGACGGGTTACCAGCGCCTACGATGTAGAGTTCTTGTGCGCCCTTGAACCCCCAGACCGCCTCATTGATTACCGAAGCCGAGCAGTCTTGTAACTCGTCAATAATCAACACGATACGACGATTTTTCTTACCCTGAAGTCGCTTCTGGGCATCGTCTTTGTATTCGTCACCAGCCGCCAAAAGCATGATGGAGGATGCGTCACTCACACCCGTTTCGGGATCAATAATAGCACCCTCCTCATCCGAAAGCTTGATGATGTCCATGGACTCAATGAGTCTTCCAGAGGCTAATCCCATGTTTCGGGCTTCGCGGTACATCTTGACCAATGCCGCCCAGATACGCTGCTTTGCGTCAATTTTGGACGTAGAGACCACAATGGTCATTGTATTGATGGGGTCGCAGAACCAGTTAACCAGCGCAAACGCCGCCATTCCATAGGATTTACCAGAGTCGGTACCGCCAGCCAGACCTGTCACACTTCGGACAAATCGGTTTCCTGTGGCCTCATCCACCTCATAGACTTGGTTGCAGAATGCCTGTGCGCTTAGTTCTGCCCACCTGTGCCATTGGAAGGTTGGCCAGATTGCCGAGACAACATTGCGATAGTGGCGAGCCTTGCCGAGCCCTCCTTCTTCGGGGGTAAGCCCCTGCAAGAAGGCGTCCATCTCAATGCGGATTGGCGTAATTGCCTGTCCGTCTTTGGGTAACCACAATCTCCCGTATTTCTCTATCCCTTGATCAACTGTTGCCATTTATGAAATTTATACTAAACTAATCCGAATGGAGAAAAAGCGCAAGAGCGGAGAGCGGGATTGGGATACGCCAGAAAACCGCATCAAAAAACAGAATGCATTTAGACTCTACGCCGCTGGAAGAGGATTGCCAGAGGTAATGAAAGCTTTGGAAACAAAGCATAAACCAACTCTGGAAAAGCTAATCTATAGCGAGAAGTGGGACGAGTATGTCAAGGTATGGCAGGAAAATCCCGAAGCAGAAAACCTCTACCCTTGGGATAAAGAACGTCCCGTGGCCTTGGTTACACCCCCTTCCAGAATGGAGGAGATGGACAAGAAGCGCAGAATGGAATGTATCAAGGGATTCTCTATGTATTGTTCGGGGCGGAGCCTGCGGGATATTGCCGAAGAATTAAAGGTAAGCGAGTCTACTGTTTGCTTGTGGCGGGATACCCAACGCTGGATTCAGTGTAGGGAGCGTTTGGTAAACGAACAATCTCCCGCTCCTTGGGAAGATGATGGGGTTCCTTCCGTGATGTCGGAAATTACGGCTTCATTGGAGACTATGAAAAAATCGATCAAGTTTTTAACTGGCAAGGTTCTGGTGAAAGCCGCTGATGCCGCACAAGACCTAGACGGCATGGAAGCCCTTGGCATGATGAGAAACATCAAGCAGTTGGCAGAAGCCGCATCTATCAACTTCTCCGAGGGCAATAATCAGCAAAATGCAATTCAGATCAATATTGCCACCAAGCTGGAGTCCATGAAGATTCCAGAAAACAACACTTATGAAGCGGAGCTAATTATCAATGAGTGACGTACCTAAATTTTGCTATGAGAGAAAAACAGATGTTCCACCACAGGGATGGTGGGTAAAGTGTCCAATTATTGACGAGAAAGTCCAAGGCGGGGATTATTGGGATATGGTAAAAAACTGCGAGAAGCTTTTGCTCTCCAGAGGAATAACACCTCCAGTTGATCTTGTGTCACGAATAGACAACAACCTTTGTGACAGGCTTGCTGGGAATACCAACTGCGTTCCGTGTTCAACAGCCAAGCAAACACTTGGATTCGGAGAAATTGTGCGGTGGGTAAAGGCAATGTACCACTTCGCCAAAGACAACAAATTTCAACTGGTTGATCAGGAAGAAGCGGAACGAAGGGCCAAAATATGTGCATCTTGTCCGCAACAGATCCCCACTTCTGGATGTTGGGGCTGTAAGGGAATTGCTGGAATGTTGCCCCATATTGCGGGAGCAAAGACAACATCTTATGACCAGCAACTTAAAGCCTGCGGGGTTTGCGGCTGCTACAATGCCGTCTCAGTCCATCTTCCAATTGATGCACAGGGTGGAGAAGGATTGAACTTCCCGTCCCATTGCTGGAAGGCTACGCCACCTCAAATCGGGTAATTGCCTTGTTAAAGCTCATGTTGGCCACGCCTGTGGGGCCGTCACGATGCTTGCCGACAATAAACTCCATGGTGGGATTCTGTTCATGGTCTTGGGCGTCTTCGCTGTGAAGCATGATGACAATATCCGAGTCCTGTTCAATGGCTCCAGATCCCTTGAGGTCTGAAAGGCTTGGGCGTCCGCCGCGCTTGTCTGGGTCGCGGTTGAGTTGAGCCAACACCAAAACAGGAACCTTGAGAGTCTTGGCCAGATCCTTGATGCCGCCGCTAATCTCTTCCACTTCGCACACACGATTGTCTTTTCCGCGCTTGCTATCACCCTTAACCAACTGGAGGTAGTCAATGATGATTAGGTCTAGCGGAGTACGTTGATGGGCGCGGCGAGCTACCGCTTTTAGATAGCCGATAGATTTGGCCGAGCTATCGTCGCAGATGATTTCGGATGCTTGGATTTCCTGCACGGCCCGTCCGAGAGATTGTTTCTGATGCGGGGTCACCCGACCAGATAGAATGTCAGCAGCACCCACACGCGCCCGCGAGCGGATCATGCGCTCCATGAGAGCAACGCTTGTCATCTCCAGAGAGAAGATCAAGACCCGCTTCTTTTGGTTAAGTGCCACGTTTTCGGCAATCTGAAGGGCACTGGCCGTCTTGCCAACCGCTGGTCTTGCGGCCAAGACAACCATGTCCCCGCCGCGCAAGCCAAACATTAGAAGGTCATCCAATGGAGTGATGCCAGTGCGAATGCCGATGCAGGGTTTTCCAGCAATCGTAGATTCGATATTCTGGGCAGCGCGGTCTAGGGCATTGTTGATCGATAGCTTACTACCATCATCCATCTCGTAGTCAGCCCGCATGACGGTAGTTTCTGACCAGTTCTTGAGTTCTTCGATCTTTAGCTCGCGATCTCTGGCTTTGTGAACCATGTCGTTGGCCAAGTATTCCAGCGACCTTCTGTAGCGGGCTTCTTCCAGCTTGGGGTAGTAGCGTTTCCAGTTGTTGTGGGCCACACACGAAGTAGCAACTTCTGTGATCTTCTGCTCACCTCCAACGATATCGTATTCGTTGGCAGCTTCGATCTCCCCCTTGACATTGATAATATCTGCCTGCATCCCCTTGGCGATACAGCGCATGACCGCCCGAAAGATGATCTTGTTTTCCTGAAGGTAGAAGTGATCTTCCTTTATGGATAAAAGGATCTCACGCTGATCCTCTGACGGGGCATGACAGAGGCAGGAAAGGATGGCGGTTTCGGCGGATGGTTCAAAGATGACTTCTTGCATAGGAAGTGTTAGACAGCCTCTTGGGCCTTTCGTTCACGCTTTCTTTGCAAAATTTCCATCATGGATTGCCTGCGGCGTTCGCGCTCTTCTTCAGAGATAACCCGCTTTTTCTTGGTTTTTTTGGGCGGTTTACGCACCACTTTAGATGCTTTATCACAAACCGCCCCACTTTGTGCATCATTGTTGACGCTTTGCTCTAATCCCATGGAATCTGACGGCATTGGAAACCCCTCTTGTGCCATTTTGTGGAGAGACCCGTCTTTACATCCGTGGATTACCACGGCTTGGCTGGAGATAATTCGGTCTGGGCAAGTAACCCCCTGAACCGCTTGAGCTTCTGGATCTGCGGCAAAGAATACAATCTTTCCGTCCTTCCATTGGTAGTTGACGCTTTTCCAGTAGGTTCGGATAAGCGGCGTGTCGCGGCCAATCTCCATAAAGTTCCAGCGGCAACGAACGTCCCAAGGCTCTGGAATGTTTCCTGAGTTTTTGTAGGCCAAGTTGTAAGTCGATAGCGATTGCGCGGAAGGACAGAAGTCCAAGAAATTGGGAGGATAGACCGCACTTCCCACAATCATCTTGTAAATGTTCTTTCCATTGGAAGCCATTCCACCCTCATAGAGGTGACCAATGATGCCGACTTGTTTATGGTATTCGGCGTCGAGATCATCAACCCATCCTTCTTTCATTGGAACGCAGTCTGGTTCCCAGAAGTAAAATGGAGTCTTGGTTTGGTACATCGCAGATGCCACATCGGCAAACATCTGGTTCGGGCCAAGTGGCCAACCATCAAAGCCATCTTGGACAATGAGGTGGTCAACTTCAGGAAAGCTTTTCTTTAGTTCATGGATGACATCAGAAACGCCAGATGTATCATTCTTGGTACACACTGTTGCCTTGTGGCGCATGTTAATCCCCATGGCTGTGATAGCCTTGGCCGACTCCATTGCCAGTTCGGCGTCCCCGCTATGGTAGGCAAAGACGATATTCATTGTGCGTCGAAGTTAAGAGGCCAGCTTGGATGGACGGGATCTTCCAAGCGAATGCGAACGTTGTTATATCCTTGGCCATTCAGCTTTTCGGACTCAATGGTTGCCTCTTCCTTGCTTAGTCCAAAGGCATGGAGTTCAACAACTTTGTCCCCGTAGCACACGATGAATGTTTTATCTTTAGTCATTTTTTCTTTTTCTTTGCTTCTGATTGATTGATGTACTTTTGAAAGGATTCGGCGCAATCTCTGGCCATCTCGATTTCTGATTCTGGGTCGAAGAAGTAGCCGCCACGTTCAGCGTAAAGTGTTTCCATCGGCATGGGCCCACTCCTACGAAATCTTGGGCCGACAACGAATGGAGAAACGGAGTCTTCATTGATTACCGTAAGAACTACTTTGAATCGGGCCATGGTGTCCAATACTTAATCACACGTTCAAGAATATGTCCAACCCCGCTCCATCCATGGTGGGGATGGTAGTAGCAGGCCCATTTTAATGGAGGGTTTGACTCATCGTTTTTGATGAGGTAGATTCCCTCTGCATCAGGTTTTGTATCATTGTAATCGTTCCAAGTGATCATAGTAGGTATGACAAGAAAAACTCCACTTCGTTCAAAAACTCCATTAAGCAGAAATCAACCACTTAAACGCAGCGGAAGGTTGCGGCATGCATCCCCCAAGCGCCAGAGTGAATACAAGGAGTATGCAAAGGTGAAGAAAGCTTACTTGGCACTGCATCCCATGTGTGAGAAATGCAAGAAGTCGAAGAGTCAGGACATTCATCATAAGGCGGGCAGGGTTGGTCGCTACCTTTGTGATTACAGCCTGTTTGCCGCGCTTTGTCGGGGTTGCCATGATTGGTGCCATCAGAATGGACGAGAAGCCCGCAAGCAAGGCTGGATTATTGATACAGTTCATGTTCCTCAGTATCTGGCGGAAGAGCCTTCAGAAGCTCAATCTCATAGCCAAAGTCAGGCTCATACTCCCGAATAATCGGATTCCAGACCCTCCCTTTGGGGGCTGTCCAGTTGCGGAAGGCGTCAACAGCATTGACCCAACTAGTCTCCAATGGCGCGTTCCATTCATGTTCTGGGGGGAAGTTCCAAGGATAGGGGCGGGGTGGACAGGAAACACAACCACTTGCAACAAGTAGTGCAATTACTATCCCTGCTCTTTGAAGTCGTAGAACCATAGCTCCTCCTCGCTTTCGCTAACCCACCTACTGCCTGTATGCTCGCAGCTAAACTCTTGGCTAAAGACCCTCCAGTCGGGCTTCATGGGAAATTGTTTGGCAATAAACGATCCCCCATCCATCCACAATACACGATTGTTGGGCTGTAAAAAATATTGACCACCCTCTCCAACCAATACATGTCCGCACTTATGCCCAGCCGCCATCTCGCCGTAGCCACTGGTATAGTGGGGGCCGAAACACCAGTCCAGCGTAAACATATATTTCCCTTTTTCAAAGGTTTTGTTCTTCAACATGATGTTTGCTGCACGGTTTTTGCAATAATCGTACATCGTAACGCTACAATAGTAGCTCATAGAATCCCAGAGTTGTATCCAATCTAGCGGGTAAGACGATCCTCCCATATCCTCTGCGTGGAGGTAATGGATCGGGACTCTAGCATGCTGGCTTCCGTATTCAGTCATTACACTAAACAACCCACACCGTTGGGGAATCGAGGTGAAGGCAAATACCTCGACAAGTTGTCTCTCCCTGCTGACACATGGTTCCAAGTCATAAAAGAACCCCTCGTCTACAAAAGCAAAGAAAGTGGGGATATTGACGTTGAGATAGTTGCTCATTGGTCGGCAATCTTACGAAGAAGTCTGGTCTGTTCCCGCAATTCGTAGAGTTGGTTGTTGGCTGTAATCTCCGCACTCATGCGGGCGTTTGACTCCGCCAATTCCGCATTGATGCGACGAAGAGTCGTAAGATACGGGCTTTCTGTTGGCTTGATATCCACAGACCCACTAATCACCTGTATCCGCCCCGAATCCAAATCATAGACTGTCCCGTTAAACGATCCATCTTGTGCCTGAACGCTAGTGACTAATGCCAGTAGTAGTAGTTTTTTCATAAAAGAGATTGGAAGCGGGGTGGCGCAACTTCATCGACCCCCCGATCTTTGAAGCTTCCGCATTTTCATGCCGAGTCTCCCCGCCTCCAAAAATAGCGGAATGCAGACGCTGGGCCACGGCTACATTCCTCGCATGAGCATCGGAGTTGACACTACCCATCCTGCTCCTGCTAGAAATAATTTGCTGGGGACGAGTATGCATCCACTTTTCAGCGCACGGGTTGCCATGGTGACGAGGGTAGTGGGGTGCCGTGTTATAGGCCGACACAGGCCGATAAGCCGTATCCCTCTCCCGACCACGGAGTCCACCATACGGTGCTCCTCGTTTACTGCGCTGCCCAGCATTTTCCTCATCGTTTATTCCCGCGCCATGGAGACGCGCATCGAAACGTTCGGAATTGCGGGATTTCAGGTCGCTTGCCCCCGTGTTCACAGTGGCACCCTCAATGCATCCCGCAAAGTTGTTCATAGATACATAGACCATAGCCCCTTCGGGGCGTTCAATGTTTTTTTTAATAGATACATATTTTATGTATTATCCTCCATATCTGCGTAACCAAATCATGGTTTTACTCTGTTAAATTGGTTTTTAAAATTTCGGAAATGTTCCCAAACGGCGGGCTTGGAGCCAGTCGCCCGCCTATAGGATTGATTAATTCCTTTGAGCTAGATCCTACCGAATGACCACACCTCGCCCCCGCAGGGGCAAAGGCATGGTCAAATGGATCGGCTCATTCCTTGTGAGTGAGTCCTCCGCTTTATTCCACAGATCACGATCTAGGCTCCGAAGCCGCTAGTAGACCTTCAAACAACCGCAATCAACCTCCGAGGGTATTATCCCTCGCGCTTACCAGAGTTTTTCTGGATTCCCACGCCGCAATAAGATCAAGCAATGGGACGGATGGCTAACTGTGAGTGCGGCGGTTTTACCCTTGCATACCTCGTCACAGGTTCTAGTGGCATATTTCACGCCCACTTTACGGTGTCCGTCATGTCGTTGACACCGCGACCCTACAAAATGTTCAAACTTGGGTCAAGAAAAAAGAAATAGGGTGCGGCCCCGAATAACAAGTCAACGATAAGACACCGCAAAACGGAACCGCACCCAGAACTATGCAAACGAACGCCAAAATAACTAAGAGTGGCTACTCTGTCAACAAGAGAGTAGGATCTTTCTGTGGATAAAGAATCCTATAAAGCCTACTTGAACACCCCTTATTGGCGGGAAGTAAGCCGACTTGTGAAGAAGCGGTTCGGGTGGAGGTGTGGGGTTTGCAATAGCCCGCTAGAACTTCAGGCCCACCACCGCACCTACGAACACCGAGGGGACGAACTTAACCATCTGGATGACCTAATCTGCCTGTGCAAGATCTGCCACAAAATGTTCCACAGAGAACAAAAGAAGGCTAAACCGCGAAAGGCGCGGAAACGAAAGTCTCCACGCCTCTCCAATATTAATATTTGACGTATATTGAACAACAGCTAGGTTTAAGTGTCAATATATAATCATATGATCAACACATCTATTCTACCTACTGAAATTCAAGAAAACCCCGAAATCACCATTGGCGAACTGGCCGTAAAACATGGATCAAGCTACCATGCTATGGCTTCGGCGTTGAAGCGGACTGGCATTCGGGCGAGGCGTAAGAAGACCACCAAGAGGCGTTTGTCCAACGGGGGAAGGTCTTTCAAGATTCTGGGTTTTATTATGAACAACCCCGAAACCAACTTCACTGCCGTTGCCGAAGTATTCAATTGTACCCGCGAGTATGTGAGCCAGATTGAGGCCATCGCCCGTGAAGAGGGGATCATCAAATGACCGTTGGACGAGTTTATTCTAACATCAACCCCGTCCATGCGGATGTGTTTGAGGTGTTACTACAGCAGAAAGAAAGGCAACTGGAGAAGGCCCGCCAAGCACTGATGATGTGCATCGCCCCCGATCCCGAAGCCGAAAAACTCAAAGAGGAAGTATTGCTTGAGCAATGAAAGAAATACCCGCAGGCTATGTGGAAGTGAGCAAAGGAGTCTATGAGCGAATCGACACAATCCAACGAACCTTTCTTAACCGTAAGGGTGCCAGCAGTAACGCCAAGCCTAAACGCGCTGTTCGCAATGAACCACTGGCGAAGAGCGGCGGCAAAAAAGAAAATACAAGACGCATTCACATCCGCCTTACGGCAAGAAGGAAACGACTTATTGACCCAGACAATCTCGTTTTCAAATACTTCATTGACTGCCTCCGCTATGCTGGAGCAATTCCAGATGACCGTGCGGAAGATGTCACTATTGAAACGAGGCAAGAAAAAACTCGTCAAAAAGAAGAGACGATTATAGAGTTGTTCCGTGAATCAAAAGCAGTTTGATGATGATCTAAAAGTCGCTTACGATGACACGGGTGTTCTGATGCCGTTCCCAGAACAAGAAGAAGGCTTTTGCGACAATCCTATCAGAAGACTGTTTGAACAAATTGAGGAAACCGATGTCGAAGAAGAGTGATGATGGATCAGGCGACAATCAACTTTCTTGGGCGGGCTATCCTTAAATACCGCCAGTTCAAGCTTTCGTTTGTTCCACAAAAGTATCTTATCACGGGCAAGGCCACCTCTGTAGGGTGGGCAGATGACAAAGAGCTACGCATAGCCACCAAGCGCCCGCTATCTACATGGCTGGATGTCTTTGTCCATGAGACTTGTCACCTAGATCAACAACTCCAAAGACGCAAGTGGCACGATGTCAGAGAGGATGCCCTTGGGAAGCTGGATCACTGGCTTGCTGGCAAGAAAGTAGACTATGTGGACAAGTATATCCGCCTCGTTGTTGAACTGGAGTGGGATTGCGAGATGCGTTCTGTCCGCAAGATCTCCCGAAACAAACTGCCCGTAGATCTTAAACGCTATGCCCAGATGGCCAATGCCTACATTTTGGGCTACCACTGGATGTTCAACAATCGCAAGTGGTGCAAGAAAAGTTACGAGACTACAAGGATCTGGAGCATGATGCCCGAAAAGATCATTCCCTTAAACACCGCGCTGTTCCCCCCAGCTAAATTAACAGACCCATACTATGATTGACCTACTCAACGGAAGTGATGGAAAAGACTACATCCCGTGTCCTTCCTGCTCGCAGATTGATGAGATTAAACAGCTACTTGCTGAATATCAAACCTTTGAAGGAGAAAGCCCGATTATCTCAATTGATCTACTAATTTCAGAAGTCAAGATGTGGAGAAGTAAAGAAGCTTACGAACGCAAGCTCAAGTCCACCATGATTTCCTCCATGGTTAAGAAGCTAGAAAACAAAGGATTCCAAGTTGATGAAAACAATTGAAGACAAGTGGGTTGCACGATTTATCAAATTGGCTGAAGAAGTCTCCACATGGAGCAAAGACCCTTCGTCACAAGTGGGCGCTGTCATCGTCCGACCAGATCGAACCATAGCTTCTGTGGGGTTCAATGGATTCCCGCGAGGAGTAGAAGACTGCCATGAACGTATCACAAATCGCGATACCAAACTCCTCTATACTATCCACGCCGAGATGAATGCCATCCTATCAGCCAAAGAACCACTTAAAGGCTACTCTCTTTTTGTTTGGCCCTTCCAACCATGCGCCCATTGTGCGGCATCTATCATTCAATCGGGAATCAAGGATGTCTATTGCCCATTCAACGCCCATCTGGATAGCTACGAGCGTTGGTCTGAATCTTTCAAAGCCGCACTCCAGATGTTTGACGAGGCTGATGTTAGGGTTATTTTCTCTTGACATTGAACGAGTTCCGACATTAAGTGTCTTACTTAACTATGAGCAATGGGCTTACAAGAGTCTTTGAGTGGTTCAGCGGATGGAGAGAATACTCTCAGTTTGAGCATGACCATGAGGGCTATATTACTGTTGAGCGAGTCGGAGAACACGGGTCTGCAATGTTTCTTTGGAGGGTTGACAAAGATCCCGTTCACCTCGATTGTATGTACATGGACGGGAAAACTTTCGTCCGATTCAGCAACAACCACCATTAATTTATGAGCGAAGAAACCAACCAAACCAAACCATCCGAAGAACTTACTAAGCGCGTTAACAGCGCCTATGTGGCCAAGGACTACACACTGCTTAACGGCGGCACAGATAACATCGTAATGATCCAAGGAGAGCGTAAAGACTCTGATCCAGTGGACATTCTTCTTACCTACGATGGCATGGAAGAAGTCCTTGGATCTCTCAAGGAATCCACCACACCGAAACAAGAAGAAGTCAAAGAAGAGTCTTCTGATGACTAGCATCTGGCTGATTGGGGCGGTAGGCATCTGCTATGGTATTGTCTCTCTAGAGCAAGCTGTGCGCGGAAACTATGCCCTGTCAGTTATCTGGGGAGGATATTGTTTCTCCCAATGGGGATTGCTTTGGGTAACGCTTTACGGAACCAAGTAATTCTGGCATAATTCCAGCTTCGTTCTTTTACAGAAAGGAGGTGGAAAGGAATTGAACAACTACTACACCAATGAATTCGGTATTGTCTACGGCCCCTATGGGGGAATTGGCTACGCCCCGCGACTCAAAACGAAGCAGGATAAACCCAACTGTTTCGGTTTGTGCCGCTGGTTTGCGTATCTCTTTCTGTAGACAACGGGTTCAAACTACAGAAACAAAGGGAGGGGGCAATTAGCCTCCTCCCTATTTATTTTATGGAAGCTATAGGATCTATCTACGCAATGCTGGCCTGTTTGTTTGTCGGCTGGTGGAAAGTTACGGGCAAGCATCTTGACTGATGGTTGACTAATTACCTCAATGGTTGACTCATTTGTAGCTATTGTTTTCTGGGGTGCCATGGTTATCGTGGTTCTCAAGGTCATCAAAGACCGTATTAAACCTGAATAACAATGAAGATAACCACAATTGTTGCAGCCTATATCCTAGCCATTATCTTCTGGGGAACATTCTCCTATGGTATCTATGCCCTCCTATACTGGGAATAAGCTAGAGAGGTGGATCAAAACCCGATCTGAGGACGAAGTTAAAGTAATGAA